TCCGTTGATCCATCAAAGAATACAAAGGGTACTGTAAAGGCTGTTTGTGTTGCACCTGCGTTTACAGTATAACTTATTCGTGGTGTGTTTGCACTTAAAGCTATTGTCATAATTTTTCTTTTACCTCGTTTTTAAATAAAAGTCTATCTATTTCTACCACCTGCTATGGCACGAAGATCATCATCAAGTCCTAATAAACCTAGTATAGGTGCATTATATGATAATGTTTTAATACCTTCTTCTGTTCTGTCATTAATAATATCATTAGCACCTATGATCCATTCTCTATACATATTAGGTGTTGCACCTGCAAATCCAAAGGCAGCGTCCCAACCATCAGCCTTATATCTACCTTTTAACCAACTTGTATCAGGATCATGCAATCCAAATGCTGCTGATGCTTCTATACCTCTATACGCTAATTCAGAATATATACCTAATATACCTGATCTATCTGTAACTTGCATAAGAAGTTCACTATAATCCTTATCCTCAAACCACCAACTAGGTTTTCGTGCAGCCAATATCAAGTAAGACATACCCATCAAAGCTATAGCACCACTTAATCTATGCTTTTTATTAGGATCAAACATAGGTCTTAGTATTCTTTGATTAGCAGCAAACGAAAAGTTATAAAATTGAAATGGCCAAGACATTGTACCAGACTCTATCCTTGCAATAGGATATGCATATGATCCGTCTGCTCTTTTGCCTACTGATGCACGAGGATCAGGTTCAATCCCCATCTTTTTCATATATGGTTTCCATTTTTTAAATACAAATCCATCAGCAAACGTAGGCCTATCAAATGCTGTAGCGTGCATAATAGTATTTCTTGCACCATTATTTATATAGGTTTGCATAATAGATTTAAGTTCTCTATCTTGCTTTGTTTTCGTAGACCAACCTTGTATATTTAATAAAGGCATACCTGAATCTGTTTCTTGCCAAGCACCATTATTAAATAATCGTTTAGCAGTTGCACGATCTATTCCATATCTTTGCAATTCATCTATATCAAATCTATCAAGACCATCATACTCTTTAATCTGCCTAAAAAACTTAGGTATTCTTATAGCTGAGTCAATCATCTTACCTATAGTAGTAACTAAAGATAAGCCATTAAATTTATAAAATAGATTTTCCATTTGATCAGCAGCTTTTTCTATTTTGCCAACTTGCACAGGTCTAATCATTTCACCTAGCATTCTATCAACTGCTGTATTCTTTGATAACTCTAATGCTTCTGAGCTTTCTCTTACTTGATATGCATTTAGTTTCATCTTATCAAAGTTACCATCAACACTTCTGAATACACCCTTCATAACATTGCCAAAGCCATGCTCAAGCACAGGCATAGCCACAGTTTCAGCCAAAGCTGTAACACCTGCACCTGTAAGATATGTTACTCCTGATATTTTCTTAGATATTCTAGCAAACTTTGTATCCCATCTCGTTGGATCACGAGTCATTTGACCTGCAACTCGTTCATAATCTGCAAGTAAATCTGATTTAATACCTGCAATAGCTTTATCTGAGTGTGTTTTGGCTGATCTCATTTCAGCTTCAACCATATCTAATATATAATCTATAGAATCATCACCAAACTTTCTTGCGTATTCAATTCTAAAGCCCATCATCTTAGCGTATTGTGTAAGAATAGCAGGATCTTTAATAATGAAGTCTTTAACTTTCCACTCAGGTATATTAGTGGCTCTCATCATTATGTGTTTGGACTTTCCAACACCCATAGGTGTGTTATATCCATAAGGATCATCACCTTTTTCTAAAATAAGATTAACAAAATCATCTGCAGTCTTCTGTGCCTGCTCTACATTAGTAATAGGAACTCTCTCATTCTTATTACCAGTCCACTTAGTAACAAATCCCTCTGTCATAAAGTGATCTCTAAAAACTGTAGCTAATTCTTTTTGTTTATCAGGGTTATCTAATAAAAGATTCTTATCATAATAGATGGCCCACTTATAATTATCTCTTGTTGCAGTATATCCAGTATAAAACTCTTTCTTTCTTAACTCTTTTATCTTAGCTAACCTCAATATCTCTTTGAATACTGGATCTTTAGCCTTAAGAATCTTGTCATCAAGTTCATCTAACCTAGCTTGCATCTTTAAAAGTGCAGCTTTAGTGCTTTCTTTAGTATGAAAGACACCAACATCTTGTGCCAGTTCATCAAAATCCCTATAAAACTGTGATATACGTTCCATACCTTTACGTTTGTACTCAGGTATATTAGAAAAATATGCTTTATTCCATGCAGGGTTACCATTTAATATCTGTAAATTAATAATCTCTTCTCTAAATTCAGCTTTAGATGGCATTGTTTGCGTATAATTTTGTGCAGCGTCATTAAAATATTTAGTTTGCATAGGATTACCAAACTTATCCTGTAACTTTTGATATGTTGAAAGATAATCCATACCTGCTACTTTGCCAGTACCATCAACTTTATACATTTCTTGCATATAAAGATTATCAATTACATTCTCAACATCAAGACCTCTAGCGTTATATACCTGTTGCATTGAATCTATAGATTGTATTGGCTTACCTTTGGCAGATACACTAGCGTTATATGCTATCTTCATATGCAAATCTTTAACAGAATCAGGTGCATCTACACCATCATACTTACCAAACTGAATACGTCTTGAAGGTAGTAACTTATTCATAAAGTTTATTTTATCTATTGGTAATTGTTTCAAACTAGAAAAACCTGTTTCTTCAGGCGTTAACGCACCAACCTGAACATCATCTGCCTTTTCATTAAGGGATACATCAAATGATTTAGCTGAATCAGGATTCTTTTTAGACTTATGGTTCTTTACTATATTACCAAACTTACTTGTGATACCTCTCGCACCACCTCCTAACAAACCTGCAAATACTGTATTAGATCCAACATTAACAATAGATTCTACTGGTGTACTATATGGATCAAAAGGGGCCCTTAGTGCTTCGCTAGTCATTCCAAATAAGAATCCCATCTTACCTGCTTCTTTAGTAACACCCAATGCTGACTTTGCAGCCCATGCAGCTTTAATACCAGTATTAAATACTGGGTGGAAGAAAGCTATATTAAGTGGATCAATAACACCTGCAACTAACGTAGAGCCTATTCCTGATCTTTGATAAACCTTTCTGTTCTCTTCAAGTGCTAATAGATCTTGTTTAATATAATTGTAATGCTCAAGATTCTTTGCACGAGATAGTTCATCTGCGTATACATAGTCTTCGTTATCTTGCACAGTTTGTTTAAAATCAAACTCTTCATCATATGGCATAGCAGAGTATGCTAAATACTCTTGTGTTGCATTCGTAATAGGTAGCCATTGATATTTTAAATTAGCTTTAAATCCTTCAACAAAACTTGGATCTACCTTACCCTCACTATCAGGATAGACAAAATGCAATGGTGTTATATCTTGATCGCCCTGTGGCTGAAAGGTAGGACCTTTTGTTTGTTTAAACTCTGGCTCAAATGGATCTATCAACTCATATCCTCATCTAAGAAATCTATATCTCTTATATTAAAACCAAGCATGGCTGTTCTTTCTCTCACTCTACCTCTTGTTTGATTATGAATAAGAGTCTTGGTATTCCCATACTGACCTACATTATATGTTTGATGAAACCCTGCTTGCCTAAAATAATAATCTCTTACATCTATGTCATCACTATTCAAAGCATTACTTATAGCTTGATAATATTTTGGAAACTTACCCTTTACATTTTCATGGCCTAGTTGATATGAGAAATCTATAATTGCACTTTGTCTTTCACCTGATAGAGTGCTAAACATTGGAAACTCTTTAGTGTATTTTTGATATATGTCTTTCATTTTACTTGTGTATATTTTATCTGCAGTCTGTTGGAGTAAACCTCTAATACCTTTTGACTCAAGTAATCTTTGAAAGTCATTAGACTTTCTTACTAGCTGTTCTTTTGTAAGGTTTTTATTAGCAAGTAGATCTTTCTGTAGTACTTTAAGTTCTGCTCCTAAGTCCTTGGGAATAAAGGAATAATCGTTTTCAGTTAGGTATCTAACATTAAATCCTCTACCAATAGATAACGTAGATGCATCTCTATATGTTCTTGTTCTAAATCCTTCTTTACCTGCAGTAAATTTTACCACATCAATTAAATCATTTTGAATTTCTACAGCGACATCAGGTGTTGTTAATTCTGTATATAAAGATCTGAGTTTATCTGTTATACTATTTTTTGTTATAATAGATTCTTGGATATACTTCCAAGATGGATTCTGATAACCCTTTTCACTTATCTTATTCTCAAGATAGTTTGGCTCAAGACCATCAACATAGTTTTTAAATACCTTTAATGTTTCTCCTACCTTCTTAGTATCTTCTGCAGTTCCAAACTTTGTTACAGACTCAAATTCTTTTTGATCTTCTGATTTAAATGTTTCAACTGCATCTCTGCCAACAAAATCTCCTGCTAGTACAGGTGCATCTAATTCTTTAATAGATTGAAATGTTGATGTGTAACCTAAGTCTAAATCATTAGGAGATATAAAATCAGTAAAGTTTATGTCTTCTATATTTGCATTAAATAAAGACGGAGGTATTGTCGCACCCATATCTTCGGCCCTTAACTTTAAAGCATTGCTTAATGTTATTTTATTTTCTTCAATGCTTTGATTCTTTAATGACTTATCAAATTCTTTAGTATTAAATGTTGTTTCAACACCTTCTGCATTTAATATAACAATGCCATCTTTATCTACTAAGGTATATCTCTGATCTCCAAACTGTGTGTTCCTAACATCAGGTAAAAGAAATACATCTTCTCCAAGACTATCATAGCCTTTTGTTGTTTCAGAAATAATATTATTTACATGAACTTTAAACTTATCATAGGTAATACCAGTATATTTTCTTTTAGGTGTGTACTGAGTGTTGGTTGTTAAATCTTTTGCAAAGTAATCATAAACAGTTTCATCTTCGACAAACATATTTTCATATGTTTCTTGCAAAACAGTTTGCATACTTTCTTTAGTAAACTCTACTACTTTGCCCTGATCATTCTTAGCATTTTTGAATACCATAAGTTTGTTAGCGTATGGTGTCATTAAATTCCACGAATGTCTTGGTATCTTAGCATCTGTAAGGATTTCATTTAAAGCACCCTTAATAGTTGTTGCTTTAGAGTCTGGATAAAACTTTGCAAATGATGTCATTACAGAGTTATCTAGCTCTTTCTTTGTAGTATTTGGTCTTGAAAAATAATCAAATATACCAACTAAATCATTGCCATTTACAGAAGCTGCAGCATCTATTAAACTAAACTTAAAGTACTCATCATCATATCCCTGCAATCTTGATGCACCAGTATTAGTGTAAGCTACATTCTTCCACATATCTAATGTTCTAGCTGCAACATTCTTCTTCACAGCAGGACTTTGATTTGCAAATGCAGAAGAGTTTAATATATTATCAGCTTTAAATATATCGTGTGCAAATGTAGGCAGTACATCTACATTACCTATTTGTTTTACAACATCTGAATACTTTGCTGCAGGAAGACTGAAGAAACTAATCGAGGTAATTAATTCATTTGAATTGTAATCAATACCATCATTAATTCCTTTTCTTGTGTCCTTGTCATTGTTAAGAAGTTTATTACCTGATCCACCTTTAAGTAAATTAGCAAAGTTAATTGAGGCATATTCCTTTTCCATACCTTCAAGTAATTTACTAGCATCACCTGATCTATTGCTTATCTCTCGTGAGATAACACTCATATCTGTTTTAGTTAGATTTAATTCATTCTTTAATCTGTATATTTTTAATAAGTCATCTCTATTTATTTTGCCTTTAGTTGCTCTCATCAAATAGTTTTCAAGTTGTGGTGATACATTCTTACTTTGAAATAGCTGTTCTATAGCCTTTATAGCACTAGCATCTTCACCTAACTTATCTACAATATTATTAACAACACCATAGGCTTGATTTCTTCTTAGTTCAGACATCATATCTGCAGCAGCAGGTGCTTTAATATGTCCTTCTGCTACAAGGCTATTGATACTTTCTTTAATATCTGTAACAGTATTATCAATATCAACATTCATTTGCTTTTCACTTTCAGGCCCCTCAACCTCTGAGAACTGAAAGTTTTGTTTATTATATGTAAGTGTTTGCAATGCGTTTATATTATCTTTTGTAGTTAGCAAAAGATTTTGAGCAGCAACTCTTTCATCTCTGCCTATAGTATCATTTAATATTTTATTAGAATGTAAAACCTTTTGATTTGTAATCTTAGTTATAAAATCAGGAATGTATTTTTCCATTCCATTATCTTTAAAACTTTTAATCTTTGCTTCTATATATCCATTAGCTTGTGTATCAAATGTTTCTTTATCATATCTATTCTCAGCTTGTAGCTTTGCAAACTCTGATTTAGATTGTAATCCAACTGCATCACTATATCTTTGTGCTAATATTTTCTCTGCATATGGAGTGCCTACTTGAGTAAAGTTAGCTTTTTCAAATATAATTTTACCTTGATCTGCTACTGCTAATGTCTTTGCTCTTTCAACATCTGACTTTATCGCATCTTGCCTTGCCTCTTCCCAAAAGATCTTTTGCATAGAGTTACCTAACTCTGATACAGCATTACCTAGTTGTATTGCTCCTGTGTCTGCAGCAACAACACCAACTGGTTTGTTTCTAAAGGTAGTAGGTTTTGATTTTATAAACTGTACCATTATGTAACGTTACCCATATTTGTACTTCCACCAGTCATAGTACTAGCTTTGTATCCTGCACTTAGTATTGTACCAAATGCTTTATATCTATAAGCCCTAGATATATTGTTAGCTTTTGTTACTGCCATAACTGCTTGTTGAGAGTACTTACTTTGTTCTGCAAGATTCTGATAATTAGATCTTTGTGCTAATGTTTTATTATCTTGCTCTGCCTTTTTAATCATAGCCTTATAAGATCTATCTTCAGCCCTTCCAGTCACACCTACGATAGAAGCATTTGTTGCTTTAAATGATTGTAGGTTTGCCATAATATCATTATGTTCTTGTAAGGCTTGTAACTTTCTAATCTTTCCCTGCGTTTTAATATTTCTTTCAGTAAGTCTGCCTTCTACTTTCGCACCTGCTGCTGCGTCCATTTGACCTTTGGCTGTTATAAATGCTGATGCTACTGCTAATTGCCACATTAAAATGCTACCTCTACTATCATTCCGTTAATTTGAAGATCCAAAGGAAACGATTGCGATACTGTTACTCTTGGATCACGACTATACCCTAACATTCTAAACTCTTCTTTGCC